ATCGAGCGTGCCTTCATGCAGGTCATGATCGCGTCCAGCACTTTGCGGCCGTACAGCTCCTTGCCGTCGCGGTTGGTCGTCCAGATGGACAGGTAGTCGGCTTTCTGCCCGGCGTCGGACTCGAAGCTGAATTCGATGCCCTCGGCCCCGCTCTTGGCGGTGACGGCTTGGGCGCGGGTGAAGCGCCCGGCGTAAGCGCCCTTCTCGGCGATACGCGTGGGCACGCCCACTTGGCGGGCGCTGTTGGGGTTCAGGTCGTAGGTCTTCATGGTTCGCTTTCAAGGTTGAGGATGCGGCGCTCTTTCGCGGCGGCGCCGTAACCGTGGGGGATCAGGCGGCTTCAGCGTGCTCGACGCCGATGCCGTAGTAATCGCAGATGGCGGTGTCCACGGCGGCGAGGTCGTTCGGGATCAGCAGATCGTCGAACATGCCCATCGGCGACTTGGTGGTGTCGCTGCCGCTGTTCTGCGTGGAGAAAAAGTAGCTGCCGTCGCGCACCACCGTGCGCAGGCAGATCGTCACCATGCCCTCGGGCGTGATCTTCTCGTCCAGCAACTTGCCGATGGTCTTCATCTTGGTGCGCCCGATGTCGTCGGTGGCCGTGTGGCACAAGATGTAAACGCGGCGGTCGTCGGCCAGATCGGTGGCGGCGCGCATCACATCCCAGGCGTGGCGCCCGATGTCGGTGAACTTGTCGAAGCCCTTTTCGTCTGAGCGGCGCATGAACTCGTTGGCGAGCATGTACTGGAAGTCGTCGATGACGACGATCTCGTGCGGCAGCGAGCGCATGGCCCGCTCGATGATCTCGGCGCTGTCGGTCTGGATGATGTTGCCGTCGGCCTTCATCGAGGCCTTGACCTTCCAGCCCTGGCTGCGAAAGGGCAGCGGCTTGCGGATGGTCTGGATCAGCAGCGTCTGGGCGGGGTGCAGGTTGCGTAGGCTGGTGGACTTGCCGGTCCCGGACTCGCCGAGAACCATGGTTGCGATGCTCATTGCAGGGGCTCCTGTATGTGTTGTTGGTGCGGTCGTATTATGCTACTAAAAAAGCAGCCATGCAACTAAGCAGATAGCCAACTAGCACATTCAGAAGAATTCCGTTTTCCAGCCGCCGCCATCCCGTTTGGCTACCCGCGTAACGGCGCGAAAACGGAAGGGGAAAAGCGCTGCCGCGACCTTGATCTTCACGCGGGCATCGTCTTCCCAATGCCCCTTGACCTCGTGGCACTCCAACAGTCCGCTGTCGCCCATGACGAAGAAATCCGGCGTGTAGAACGTGTTGTCGGCCAGGCGCAGCTTGATGCCTTCGTAGGCGAACCAGTCGATCTCGCCGGCCTGCTGCGCCTCCTTGAGGTACGCGGCGTAGTCGGCTTCCAGCTTGTTCATCGTGCCGGGCTTGCGCTGTCCTCGGGCGTGACGCCAAGTTCCTCCAGCACTTCCCTCAGCAGTTCGCGCTCGGGCCAGAATCGTCGGTGCCATGCTTTCGTTCCTATGTGGTGGATGCCGTCTTGCCCGCGATGATGGGGATAACACAGCGGGATGGTTTCGAGGTCCGAGGCACGACGGCGCCCCTGGCCCTCTCGAATGTGGTGGACTTCGGCGGGAGACTCGCCAAGGCGCAAGCGGCGGCAGACGATGCAGCCCAGCGCCGCCACGCGGCCCATGTGCTCACGCGCCCCTCTGCCAGTCACGGTAGTCGGCCATGAGCTGCGCGAACAACTGCCGAGCCGTGGGGCTGTGATCCAGGTCAGCGCGGCTGGTGACGCGGCAGAAGTCGCGCACGTAGTCGGCGGCGACTTGGTTGCGCGACAGGCCCGCCACGGAGATGCGCGTCATGGCCAGCGCGTACTGCTGGAACAGGTCGGTGTCGCACAGCATGCCGGCCGACTGCGCCAGCGTTCCGCCTTTGGGCTTGTCGGCCTCTTGGGGCTTGGGCGTGTCGTCGTCGTTGAGCTCGACGAGCACGGCCATGAAGCGCTGGCCGGCGGTGTTGCCTTTGCGCACGGTCATGCTGCGGAAGGTGTCGAGCGCACTGGCATCGGGCAGCCAGAACGTGACCTTCGAGCCGCCCGTGTGGGTCTCGCTCCAGCCGGCCAGCATGATCTCGCCTTGAAAGGCGGTGGCGGGCATCATGCAAGCCTCCACAGCGGATTGGCCCGGTGGTGCCAGCGCACGCCCGCGCTGTTGGCGTAGGCGCCTGTCTTGATGATGATCCCGCGCCGGGACATCACCAGGCACACCGCACCCCAGGCGTTGGCGCTGGGCGGCTCCGTCAGGCCGCGCCCGATGGCGTAGGCCTTGGCCTCCTCGAACAGCACGCCAGCGCCGGGGCTGATGACGCTCTCCAAGCGGAAGAACACGGTGCAGAGCTCAATGGCGCGTTCGCGCCAGTCGTCGCCGGCAAAGTCGAGCGCGGCCTGGGTGCCGATGTCGCGCAGGGTGCGGGCGGCTTGCGGGTGGTGGTGCGGTGTCATGCGATTCGCTTCATCTTGATGAGGTTGGCGAGCTGGGCGCGGACGGCGGCCGATGGGCCGTCGCCCTTGACGGGCGCGGGCAGGGCCACCAGCGCCCGAGGGATGTCCGGCCAGCAGCGGTGCCGCAACTGGTCGGCCAGCGCCCGCTCCCACCGCGACCGGATGGCGCTGTAGGTGCTCTGGCGCATGTCGTAGTGGGTGACCTCGACGGCGGCCCAATAGATCGCCGGGTGGGACCACGCCGGGTTGCGGCCCAGGTCGCGCTCGCGCATGTTGCGCATGGCCTCCATGAAGGCCGTGTGCGGCTCGATGGGCGGGCGGCACAACGCCAGGAACTCGGGCAGCGTGGGCGGGAACCTCAGGTCGCGGCACCCGTCCAGGCCGCGCCGGATGTCGTCGCCGCTGAGGCCGGCCAGCTCGGCGCCCCACTCGGCGATCAGCACGTCCTGCGGCACCCCGGCGTAGCGGTCGGCAAACAGCGTGCCGTAGCGGGCCGACAGCTTGCCGAACAGCGCCTTCACCCAATCCGGGCGCAGGGGCTGCGCTTCAGCCGACGACGGTGGCGTCAACATCAACGACGACATTCGATCCTCCAGCAGGCCCGAACAGGCCCTCCATGAACGCCTCGCGGCGCTCGGTCTTGGTGGGGGTGCGGCGGTCGTCCACGCGGCGCTCGGCGGCGCGGCTGATCCAGCCGTTGAGGAAGCGGCCAAAGTCGCGCTTGGGCCGCCGGGCCGGGTTCATGCGCAGCCACGCATCGGCCTTGGCGATCTCCTGCGCCACGTCGGTGCGGGCGCCGTAGGTGTCGTGCAGGATGCGGGCAAGGGACTCGGGCACCTCCAGCCGTTCGGCCTGGGCGTCCCAAATCACGCGCACGCTCTCCTTCTTCTGAGTGATAGGTTCAATGACTGGTTCGTGTGCATCTGGTGCACTACCCCCCCCCACCGAATGCACGGGTAGTGCATCTGGTGCACTACCCCCCCAAGCCAGGTGCAACCGGTAGATGTTGGGCAGGTTCACGCCGTCGAGCTTGCGGCGCTGCACGGTCAAGGCGCCCATCTCCTCCAGCTTCTGGATGGCGGCGATCACGGTGTTGTTCACCATGCCGGTGTCTTCGGCCAGCCGCGCCAGCGACGGGTAGCAGTCGCCCTTTTCGTTGCTGGCGTAGTTCGCCAACATCAGCAGAACGAACTTTTCTCGGGTCGGCAGCTTGAGCCCGACCGCCCAGGCCATCGCCTGGAAGCTCATGCGTGGCTACCCTGGCGGGCGGCTTGCGCGGCGAGATATTCGGGCGACGGCGGGGTGGTCTTGCCCCGGCTCACGCCCGAGCGCGGCACCCCGCGCAACGTCAGCTCCAGATCGGGCTCGAAGCCCGGCGTGATCTCGCGGGCCGCGTCGATGAACGCCAGGGAAAACGCCGTGCCCGGCTTCTTCAGCCCGTACTTGATGAGCCTTGCGTAAGCCATGCTGGAGTCGATGCTGAAGATGATCTTGCGCACGTTCTCCGTGCCAACGCAGTCCCAGTATTCGCGCAAGTTCATGGGGTTGCTTGTGGACATCGGCGGCTTCCTTTGTGGTGGGTCAGTGAGTGCAATGGTAGCCATTTTTCATGTGAAGTTGCGTTTCGTCAACTGTTCAGGAACAGCGGGTGACCCTTGATACCCGAACGGTGACTGTGTTACCTTCGCGCCCACACGGTGCTGAAGGCGCCCAATGGTTTGACGGGCCTTTAGGGCTTGCGAAAAGGACACTGGAATGGAAGACGTGAATGATGTGCGGCTGCGCAACTACAAGGCGTTGATGCTGCGGTTTCGCGAACGCGAAACAGAGCGCGGGGAGCCTGAGCGCGGGTTGCTCAACCGCTTCGGCAAGTTCGTGGACATCAGCCCGCGATACCTCAGCCACGTCAACAACGGGCGCAAGGCGATTGGGGCGCAGACGGCGCGACAGATCGAAACCGCGTTCGGCCTGCCGCTAGGCTGGATGGATCACGACCACATGGCCGGGCCGGCGCCAAACTCGCGCTCGGAGCGGGAATACCTGGAGTTGGCGCTGCGGTTGTTTCGACAGTCGCCGGTCGATGCGCAGTCGCACCTGCTGAAATACGTCACAGAACGTATGTTGGGCGAAAACACGGGGGACAGGAATGCTGAAGTTGCGAGAACTGGGGGTGACCTTTTGCGACAAGGAGTGCGCGTTCGCGCCAAAACTTAGGGCGCAAGAGGACTTGTTTGTCG